CGTTGATGATGCGGCCCAGCTTGTGGATGATCATGTCGATCGCTTCGCGTTGGTCAAAGGCCAGCTTCGTGCCGCGCAGCTCGATGTAGTTGTGCACCATGCGCTTGAGCATTTGCATGATCTCTGCGCCTTCAATGAACTTGCCGTAGTCCTTGGCGCGCTCGTCCAGCGTCTCGTCGATGTCGGTCTCTTCGCCTTCAACCTGGCGCTCGTCGTCGTACTGCACCAGGCCGCTCTTCAAGCCTTCTTCAACAAACTTGTCCAGAGGGAGGCCCAACTTCTTTGCAATGGCCAACTGTGCTGGGCCCAGGCTGACGCGACGACCGCCTGCGATCGGCTTCGGTGCCTCAGGCTGACCCTCTTCCTGCACCTGCTTGCGCAGCTTATAGGTCATTGGCTTGGGTGCCTTGAACTTGGCAGCCACCTTGGCCACTTCGGCGTCGGGGTACTTGCGGAAATGCTCTCGAATCTTGTCTGACTTGGTCATGTTGCTTCCTTTTGAATTTTGACGATTGCACGTGCCTTGCCCTGGCGAATAATCGTCTGGACAAAGTCGTGCGCCTTTTCGATGTCATACACAGTGGCGTGCGCCAGCTGCTCCTCATGCAGGTCCATCACCAGCTTCAGGGATTCCCACTGCTTGGCTGTCATGATGAACCGCATTCCGTTGGCCACGCCACGGCGAGACAAATCCAGCAAGGCATCTTGCCCTTGCTTGATCTCGTCGAGCCAGTCCGAGCCTTTGCCCATGATGGCCAGCGCTTCAGTAATGTTGAAAGCGCCGATCAGCATGTCAATGTCTTCTTTGGTCGCGATGCCCTTGCGGATTTGCTCCAGGGCTGTGCGATTTCTAAGCTGCACGTCGATGTAAATGCCTGGCAGATTGCGAACAGGTTTTAGTCCTGATAGCACAAATTCCAAGGGATTTTGCAGCACGATGCGGGGTCGGTATTTGCTGCGTTTTTTCATGACTTGCAAGAAACAAAAAGACTTGCACACACCACCAACAAAACGGTGAAGTACACCACCGCCCTGTCACTGACCAGTCGTCGGTAGTTGCCAAGCAGAATGTTCTGCATGAACTCCTCGCTCTGCGTCATCTCAGGGGGCTTTGGCACGTAGGCCACACCAATCAGTACCTTGCCGGTGTTGTAGTACTTGCCTGTTGCGGCAAGTTCCTTGTACACCTGCTGCTCTCGGGTTAAAGATTTTTTAGTCATTGCACTCTTTCTCCTTTCTTAGGTTTCGACGCGATCTTAGCACGTCTACTTCCTTTGTCAACTCATCAACTCTTTTTTCTGCATCCAGCCAGGCACCACGCCATAGTCGCTGGTCCTCAATGCGCTGCGCAGCAGCTTCAAGCATCTCCGCTATTGCTGGGAAGACCTCCTTCACCGAGCGAAGTTCCTCTTGTAATTTCATGTTTACTCCATGGGTGTTTTAGGTATTCTTCACGAAGCAGCCCATACAACACCAGGTCTCCACCGTCTGGAAAAGCCTTGCGCATGCGCCCTTCATACTGGAACCCCAGGCGCGATACAAAGCGCTGGGCGTTTAGATTCTCGGCACGGATCAGGCCCGTGACGCGTGGTACTTCAAGCACTAAAAACGGCAGCTCAAACGCGGCATTGAAATAGCTGCGCGACAGCCACTGGCTCTTGGGCCGTGCTGCGATGTGCATGTCGATGTTGGTGCCTGTGTAGGCGGAGAACACTGTGACGGCCAGGAAGTCGTCGTTGTCGTCCAGCAGGCTGACAGACGTGACATCCCCTGTCATGCCGTCGATGCCGATGGTCTTCTTGGCCCAGGCGACTGCCTCGTCGTTACGTTCGAATCGCAGGATTTTCATCGTTGTAGTTCTCCACAATTTCGTCTTCAAAAAGCATGACCTGCTCTTCACTGAAACTCTTGGTGATGTCCACCTGGCGAGGCTTGCCGCTGGGTCCTGTGATGGTCAGCAGTATCTTGGTGATGTCCAGTTGCGCGGGCAGCTCAACACCATCCACATCCATGGGAGGAAGCACCTCAAAAGTGAGTTCGACGGGGAACGTCATCTCGGTTTTGTATTTCATCTTTAGCTTTCTCTCGGTTGTTGGCGATACGCTGCAGCGTCAGTGATTCTTTGTAAGCCTGGTCAAATGCAGGAACCAGGAGGCTTTGCATGTACGCGCCCATTCCTACTTTGTAGAACGCGGCGAGTTCCTTGAGCATGTAGTACGCATCCTCAGGTAGCGACACGGTGATCCAGCGTTGCCCAGGGCGCTTGGATGGTGACGCACGCACAGCGTCATACCGGTCCTTCTTCTTAGGACCTGATCGCTTGGGTCTGCCCCGTTTCTTCATGGGCTGACGAATGTACGGCTCTGGGTGAGCAGGTACAACTTGAGTTCGTGGCTTTGGTGATCTTCCCATTAAATTCTCCTTTCTGTTGGACTTATCAGTGTATCGGAAAAAATGGGCTGGGAGCAAGCCCCCAGCCCGAACTTCTCAACTAGGGCAACTGCAGTAGCCCCAATTCAATTATGCGGCAGACCCCCAATTGGGTCCAGTTTCCACGTCCACACGTGAGGGAACTTCCAGGTTCACGGCGGTGGCCATGAGGTTGGCAGCTTCACGGGCCTCTTCTTTGTTTCTGACGGACAGGGCGATCTCGTCGTGCACTTGCAGCAGCAGGTTAAAGCCCGCTTTGTGCAGCGCCACCATGCCCGCCTTGGTCTGGTCTGCGGCCGACCCCTGGATCAAACGGTTCAGGCCCTTGTAGGTGCCCGCACGCTTGATCCTGATGCCGTATTCAATGACAGCCTGCTCGCGTGGCAGCGCTTTGTTCACGCCCCACTCCACTGGCTCCCACAGGGGGAAGCGGCACTTGCGGCCCAGGAGAGTGCGGATCGAGCCGCCGGAGGCTGGGTGCTCAATGCGCTTCATGACAGCGTCGACGGTGCCTTTTAGGAACGGGACCTTGCTGTGGAAAGTGCCGATCAGGTCACTGGCCTCGTCCACGGGCAGGTCCAGCTGCTGCGCCAGCTTGGCTTTACCCATGCCGTACATCAGGCCCAGGCCGATCGTCTTGGCAGCCTTGCGTTTGATGCCGGCCATGTCAGCGACCATTTGGTGGAAGTCCGTGTCGGGGTTGTCGCGGTAGGCCTGTGCCATCTTTTCTGCACCTGGTAAGCCCAACAGTGTGGCATAGTGGACCAATAAGCGCGGTTCCTGCGAGGAGAAGTCGTTCGCCGCCCAAATGTCGCCTTCCTCGGGCAAGAACAAGCCTCGCACCATGGGGCCGATGATTTCGTGGCGCGCGGGCACTTGCTGGAGGTTGGGGTTGCTGGCTGACAGGCGTCCCGTCACCGTGCCACCGTCCTCGTTGCGCATCTGGTTGAAGTGGGTGTGGATGCGGCCGTCCTTGGCGCTGTGTTTCAGGTAGGGCTCCAGGAACGTGCCGTGGGTCTTGTTCAGCTCACGGGCCTCCAGGATCATCTTGGCCATGGGGTGCTCGTGCGTGTCCAGGAAGCTCTTGGTAAAGCTCGGCGCGCCAGCAGCTGTCTTGGGGTACTGGATACCCAGGCGATCGAACGCTGCGGCAATGGACTGTGCGGCCCAGATGTCCACCTGCATGCCCGCCTGGCTCTTCAAATACTTCAGGATGTCCAGCTCTTTGGCGCGCATGTCACGCATGTGCATCTCGCATTTGGTGCGGTCAAAGTTGATGCCCTTCAAGGTGATGTTCACCAGCACCGGCAGCACTTCGGTTTCCAGTTTAAAGATGGACTCGACTTCGTCCTTAGCCAGCAGGGCTTTGAAGTGATGCCACAGCTTCAAGGTCAGCGCAGCGTCTTGCTCGGCGTAGCTGCCCACGTGCATAGCAGGCAGCTTCCACAATTCTTTCTTTGGGTGCACGCCAAAATCCGATGCGGCTTCTTTCAGGCCCTGCTCGGACTTGATCTCTTTGAGGTAGTCAAAGCCCAGGCTGTTCAGGCTGTAGGCAAAGCGGTTCTCGTCAATGAGGGGAGCCGCCAGCATGGTGTCGTAGATCGTGCCGTTTACTTCGAATCCTGTGGCCCGGAGCCATCCGAGGTCGTAGGCGGCGTTGTGCATGATTTTGTCTGCGGGCGTAGCCAGGACATCACGAACCCAGCGCTCCACGATACGCTTGTCCAGATTACCGCCGCCAGCGTGAGCAACGGGGAAATAACCAGCCCAGCCATCAACAGCAATAGCATAGCCAACAATGTAACCATCACCTCGAGGCCACCCAGGGCCGAGGCTTTCCATGTTCGGGTCGCAGGTTTCAAGGTCAATTGCAATCTCCTTTGCTTCGCTCAGGTTGGGGAAAGATGCCGGTGGCAGCCACTCTGAAATCCGAGGGAACATTGGCAGCGTTTTGTTTTGTTGCTTCATAGCCTGAAGCCTTTCTGTTCATTCTTTGGCAGCACGATGTGCAGCGTTTGTTTGGCGCGGGTGATACCCACGTACAGCAGGCGATTGATGTCGTCTGAATTCTTGTCGTAGTCCTTAGCGAACTTGGTTGACAGGTCGGACAGCAGCAGCACGTTGTCTGCCTCCCCGCCTTTGGCACCGTGGATGGTGGACAGCTTGATAGGCACGTGGCCCGTGAGCTTTGTGTTGCGTCTCAAAAGCGAGATCAGGTAGTCGCGGCGGTCTTCACTGATTTTGGTCAGCGCCTTGTGCCAGATTTCCTCTGAAAGAAGTCCGTGCTTTTCTTTCAGGAGATCGAGTGTGTACACGGCAGCAGGGTCCGCTGTGCGCAGCATCTTGTGGCCGTGCTTGATGTGGTCGCCGTCCATGTACTTGTAGATCATCTTGACCACAGGGAACGGCACCTCACCGCCCTTGCGCAGCTTCTCCCAGCCCAGCACCGCGACCAGGATGTTTTCGCTGACGCTGCGTTGTCCGTGGCGCTCGAACAGTAGGCCTTGGCTCTTGATCCACTCGTGCATGTCGGTGAGCATGTAGTTCGTGGCAGCCAGGATGAGCCAGTTGCCGT